GATTTGAAAATAATTTCTATGGCAGGATTAAATGAAAATACTGGAAATACTAATGCATTAACAATTAGTTTTAGAGTATTTGAACCTTATAGTATGGGACTATTTTTTCAATCATTACAGACAGCAGCATTTCAACAAGGTTATTTAAATTATGCAGATACACCTATGTTATTAACGATTAAATTTAGTGGACATTATGATCCTGATAATATGATGAAAGAGGCTAGGCTTGCTAAAAAATTTATACCCTTAAAGATTCGAGAAATTAATATGACTGTGGATAAAAAAGGCTGTTTTTATGATATTGAAGCATATCCGTTTAATGAAGGAGGATTTAGCGACACATATAATTCTATGAAAACTGATACTCAGCTTATTGTAGACGATAAGGCTCCTAAAACTGTAGAACAATTATTAAGGAAAAGTGAAAAAAGTTTAGTAAACGTTGTTAATCAATATTATAAAAATCGTGTTAAGAAGAATACAACCGTGTATTATGACGAAATAGATATTGTTTTTCCTGATTATTCGAGGGAAGATGAATCAGTTAACCGTTTAGGTTTAGCAGCGTTAGGTTTTAATAATTTTAACAAGGGAGAAACTGGATTTGCAGAAGATAATTTTGTTTATGATAATGGCGTGTATAAAAGAGGTAAGATGAAGGTAAATCCAAACAACGGTTTATATACTTTTGATCAAGGACAGCTTGTTACTGATATTATTAACCAAGTTATATTAACAAGTGATTATGTAAAATGGGCATTAAAGAAAGAAAGTTGGACACCACAAGGTCAAGTTCGTTGGTGGAGGGTTGATGTAAAAGTCTACTTCAAAGGCGATGAAGATCCTATTACTGGATATGCTCCAAAGAAAGTTGTATATAGAGTTGAAGAATATCTTGTTGACGCTACTAAAATTAGCAATGTAAATAATCTAAATCCAGGACTAGAAAATAAATGGAATGAAGTTGTCAAAGAATATTACTATAATTATACAGGTAAAAATTTAGATATACTTGATCTAAGGCTATCGTTTAAGAATGGATTTTATAGAGCTTTAACAGCAGATATGGGTAAAAATTCAGAGGGCCAACAGGGTGTTGGTAATGCCACCGGCGGCTCGAATTCTGAACAAATAGGAGAAACAAATAATCCTGCACAAAAAGGATCGCCTCCTAACAGTCATAATCTTCCTGATGTTATAAAACCAATATTGACGCAAACTAAAACTGCCAATCAAGGAGGTGCCTTTCAGTCAGATGATCCAGCAACTCTAGCCGCTAGACAATTTCAAGATTTGGCAACAAAAGGTTATGATATGTTAAATCTTAATATGACTATATTAGGAGATCCGTTTTATATTACAAGTAGTGGAACAGGAAACTATCGTGCAGGATTTACTGATAGACAAAATATTAATGCAGACAGTGAAATGAATTACGAAAACGGAGAAGTTTACATTTCAATCAATTTTAGAAATCCAATAGATCAAACACCAAGTTATTATATCACAGAATTTAATTCTTTATATGATTTTGGTGCCAAAGATATACAATTTCAATTTAGCGGATTGTTTAGAGTATTACAAATAGTTAGTATATTTGCAAGAGGAAAATTTACTCAAGAATTATCTTTAGTCAGAGTTCCAAATCAAGATAATCTTAATGTTCCTGAAGCAATAGGTGTTACTCCAAATAATCCTGATCCTAAGACTGATGATAAAGGTATAGAAAAAATCGTTAGCCTGGAAGAAGCCAACGATCTTGAATTTATATGATTAGGTAGTTTTAATATTGAACGGAATATAAGTTGCAAACAACTTATGAGTAATAAACTTATACACAAGAAAGTTAAGATACAGATATATGAGTGAAGAATTTAGACCGTCGCCAAATAACAACACTAAGGATGGAACTCCTTGTTTGGCAAAAGTTATAAGTGTTGTAGATCAAACATATAATGGTGTTTTAGAAGTTCAATTATTGAGAGAAGTTGGGGGCGATGAAGGTGCCGCTGCGCAAATCAGAACAGTAAAATATCTTAGTCCTTTTTATGGAGTTACCAGCTATGATTATGTAGGAGAGGATCCTGATACTCATGATGAAACACAAAAAAGTTATGGATTTTGGATGATACCTCCTGATGTCGGTAGTTATGTTGTTTGTATTTTCTTAAATGGCGATGAAAAAAAGGGATATTGGATTGGATGTCCTTTAATTAACGAAAATATAAATTTTAGCACTCCAGGGTTCGCTTCAACAGAATTTATTGTTTCTGACAGTAGAGCTACAGACACAGAAAAGACACGAGTTCCTGGCACAGAATATAATAAAAAAATTCATGACGGAAATGAGGATGGAACAAAAAAATTAAAACCTGAACATCCCTTGGCTAAATTTTTAGAAAATCAAGGATTATTGAAGGATGATATAAGAGGAATAACCTCAAGTAGCGCAAGAAGAGATATTCCCAGTATGGTTTTTGGAATTAGTACCCCAGGTCCAATAGATAAGCAAGGTAAAACTGGAAAAGTAGGAAAATCTGAATTTGAAATTAACAACGCTTTTGTAAGTCGTTTAGGAGGTAGTAGTTTTGTAATGGACGACGGTGACGATAAGTGGGAGCGAGAAAAATTACCAACAGATGGTCCTCCTATCTATAAGAACGTTGAAGAAAATCAAACAGGATTACGTGATAGACCTCATAATGAATTAATACGTCTAAGAACTAGAACTGGACATCAGATACTTTTACATAACAGCGAAGATTTAATTTATATAGGTAATAGTCGTGGTACAGCTTGGATAGAAATAACTAGTGATGGTAAAATTGATATATTCAGTGAAGATAATATAAACATAAGAACTAAACAGGACTTCAATCTATTTTGTGATAGAGATTTTAACGTAGAAGTTAAAAGAAACATGAATCTTAAAGTACATGGAGAAATGCATACTAACGTGAAAAAGGATCAAGTTTTAATTGTTGATAGAGATCAAAAAATTCATATTAAAGGACGAAGAGACGAAACTATAGATGAACAATATAGACAAACTGTAAATGATGATGTTAAAAAATTTTATTTAACGGATTATAGTCATAATATAGATGGTCGAACTGATGTTCGAATAGCTAAAGGTGTTAGTGTCACTGCCGGTAAAGGTGCAAGTGGAGCTCAATTTGCTCCATGGGAGTCTACTAGACAAAAACCAGAAGATCCTATGAGTACAGATGAGGAAACAAGTAGTCCAGTAGAAGATCAAAATGGTCCTACTCCAGATAGCATAGATATTAAAATTTATAAAAATATGCGTATAGAGCATATTGGAAATGTTGATCATACAATTGACGGATATTTAAGAACTAAAATTAAAGATGCTGTTCAAATTAATACAGATTCTACTTGGCAACATACTTCGTCCGGGCACATAGATGTAAAAACTGATGGGCATATTTTTCACACTTCTGCTGGTTCAAACGAAACAAATGCTGGAGGGAATATTATTGAAACAGCGCCTCAAATACACATGAATGGTCCTACTGCTGGAACCGCACCAACAGCAGATATAGCATCGTTACCAGAAGAAGCTAGAATAACAGCTAAAGCTACAATACCATTAAACCTAAAAATGCATAAATTACCTGATCTTTCAGCTCAAGATAAATGGCAAAGTTTGGAAGAATTAATTACAATTTTACGTAGAATTCCTACTTATGAACCTTATGTGCATCACGAAAGTTTAGAGCCAAAAAGGTTTAAACCTGATCCTGTTGAAGATTATAAAGGGCTTGACAGAGACGAAGAAGATAGATATCATCCAGTTAGTGACGATACACCAACTGAATCTCTAGCTACTCCTGCTAGTCATTGGAGAAAGTATACAACAACTATTGATACATTTCAAAGAAATCCGCCTATAGAAAACAATACAAATGATGAAGGGAGTTGGGGATTATGACAGCAAGTAGTAAACTTTATGATAAAATAGTATTGACAAAGGCTAATACTAAATTTATTCCAGGCACAAAGACTTATCGTGGCTTTAGTACAGTCTCAACTGATGGTAATAGCTTTAGCCTTTATGATTTACAGTTAATCAAACAGGATTTAATTAATAATTTTTATATAAGAATGGGTGAACGTTTAGAGCAACCTGAATTTGGAACAATAATTTGGGATGTAATTTTTGAACCATTAACTGACGATTTGCAACTGGCGATTGTGAAGAATGTTGAGCAAATAATAAATTTTGATCCAAGGACCAGAGCTGAGCAGGTAATAGTTACGACTTATGAATCAGGTATACAGATTGAGTGTGTTTTAACTTATTATCCTTATAATATACAGGAGACATTACAACTTAAATTTGATCAAGAAAATGGTATTGTTATAGGTTAAATGCGTAGTTTTTAAGTAAAATAAATATATAAAACTGGAATAAAAATGTCAATAACTGATAGACAAAATCGATTATTAGTTGCCGAAGATTGGCGTAGGGTATACCAAAGTTTTCAAAATGCCGATTTCCAAAGCTATGATTTTCAAAATCTCCGTAGGGTAATGATAAGTTATATAAGAGAAAATTACCCTGAAGATTTTAATGATTATATCGAAAGTAGTGAATACTTGGCTTTGATAGATCTAATTGCTTTTTTAGGGCAAAGTATAGCTTATCGTATTGACCTTAATAGTAGAGATAATTTTTTAGAATTAGCTGAACGGAGAGAAAGTATTTTACGATTAGCTAGGCTTATTAGCTATAATGCTAAAAGGAATATAGCCGCCAGCGGGCTATTAAAAATAACAAGTGTTCAAACAACTCAAAATATATTAGACAGTAATGCAAGGAATTTATCAGGTCAAGTTGTTAATTGGAATGACCCCAGCAATCTAAATTGGTATGATCAGTTTATTAAAATACTTAATGCAAGTTTGCCCGCAACACGACAAATAGGAAAGCCAGAAGACAAGAAAACTATATATGGGATTCCTACAGAACAATATAGATTTCAAAGCAATAATTTAGATGTTCCAATTTATAGTTTTGATAAAAACATTGATGGTAGAAATCTTAGTTTTGAAATAGTAAGTTCTACTTTTAAATCATCAGAAGAAATTTATGAAGAGCCTCCTAATCGAGGCAATCGTTTGGCTTTTTTGTATAGAAATGATGGAAAAGGTAATTCTAGTTTTCATACTGGATTTTATATGCTGTTTAAGCAAGGACAATTGAGTCAAGGAATATTTACTTTTACTCAACCTTCTCCTAATCAGACATTAGATATAGATGCAAATAATATTAATAATGATGATATTTGGTTGTATCGCCTAAATGCTCAAGGAGTTGAAGATGAATACTGGCAAAAATTAAGTGCCTTGGAAGGAAATAATGTAATATATAATAGTTTAGAAAAGTCTATTAGGAATTTTTTTGCAGTAGTTACTCGTGTTAATGACAAAGTAACGATACAATTTAGTGACGGAGTATTTGGTAATTTGCCATTAGGATCATTTAGGGTATATTATAGAACAAGTGAAGGAATTAGTTTTACTATTAATCCTAGAGATATGCGTAATATCAGTATAGAGGTTCCTTATATTAGTAATTTTAATCAACCAGAAACAATTTCAATTACCCTAAGTTTGATGAGTAGTGTTAATAATAGTAGTCCTGCAGAGTCCAATGCTAATATTAAGCAAAGAGCACCTGCCACTTATTATACTCAAAATAGAATGATTACAGCCGAAGATTATAGCTTGAGGCCTTTCAGCGTAAGTCAGCAGGTGGCAAAAGTCAAAGCTGTTAATAGGTCAAGTAGCGGTATTAGCAGATATTTTGATTTAGTAGATCCTACTGGGAAATATAGTAAAACTAATCTATTTGCAGATGACGGTGTAATTTTTAAAGAAGAATATGTTGATAGTTTTCAATTTAAGTTCGATACAAAAACTGATATTGAATCAATAATTTATAATCAACTTTATGATTATATGTCAAAGACTAGTCTTAGAGACTATTATTATGATAAATTTACTAAAATAATTCCTGAAGATACTTATTGGAAGAGCGAAACAGAAGAAACAAATTTGTCTACAGGATATTTCACAAGTAATTTACCCAGCGCTGCGTTGAAAGTAGGAATATATGCTAGTGGTATTTTAAAATCTGTTTTACCAGGCAGCTTACTTAAATTTACTGCTCCTGGCGATTATTATTTTAATACATTAGATAATAATTCTTTGACTTTAGAAGCAGACACATTTGGCGTTACTAAAAATATTTTTACTAAAGTTATTAGTGTGTCAGGAGATGGAACACAGGGCGGATCCGGAATTTTGACTACAGGTTTAGGAACAATAAAATTTAATGATATTATTCCTAATGGCTCTAAATTAGTTATGATAATAGCACCTTTTAAAACTACAATTAATAAAAATGTTATTAGTACAATAATAGAACTAGTAAACTCTCATAAACCATTTGGATTGAGATATAATGTTTATACGAGTTCTTGGCATATTATTTACGAAGAAAATTTAAATCTAAGTGATAATTTTAGTCTTGCGCAGGCTGGATATAATACAAAGGAAAAAGCTGATAGTAGTTGGCTTATAAGTTTTGTATCTAATTCAGAATATTATACAGTAAGTTTTAGATTTTTAAGATACATTTTTGAAAGCGATAAACAGATTAGATTTTATTATGATTCCAGTGATAAGATTTATGATACAAGAACCAACACTGTAGAAAAAGATAAGATAAAATTTCTAAGCATCAACACAAATAATACAACTTTAAAGCCATACACAGTAGATTTAGATTTAGAAATAGTTGAGGAATATAAAGGTCTTGACGGTTATTTAGATACTAAAAAAATACAAATTAGTTTTGCAGATTACGATGATGATGGGATAGTAGATAATCCTGATATTTTTGATTTGATTACTTCTACTCTATCTAATGATTTGCAGAGAAAATACATAGTAGAACAATTGTATACTATCGAAAATAATCAAGAAGATTACAAATATTATGCTAATACTGATTCAAAAGTATTAATAATTGATTCTGAAACAAGATTAACAAATCTTTCAATTTATAATGAAGGTCAATATTTTTATTTCATAGATACAGACGTTGTAAAAAAACTTAATAAAACTACATCAGAGCTTATTGTTAGTCTTGATTATAAATGTTATAAAGGAAGAA